CAGCTATGGGAGTTTATTAATACGCAAGCTGCTGGTAGCTTACACAATGTACACGTAGTGCCGTTAAGTAATGTAAAGCTTGACGACGCCAAGCCTGTACCGTTTGGTTATGGAGGGGCTGGTACTGGCGTCAGGGCTACTATACAAAACTGGTTATTAAATGGCTTTGAGGGTAATACCAGTTTGCAAGCAATACTGAGCCAAGCTAGCAAGTTAGGTCACTCAGCAAAAAAACCTAACTGCTTACACGCTTTACTTAATGGGGGCTATAGCCCTAGCTCAGCTACTTGGGGGACTGGCTATGTTAAGCTAGTAGTTAAGCCAGTAGTTAAGTAAATACATACTGCCTAGCGTGGGGGGCTTAATGGGTCCCCCACTGCCAACTCAGCCCAGTTTTTGCTGGGCTTTTTTTATGCCCCCCCGAGAGGGGTTTTACAGCATGTTACTCGTTGTAAAACCATGTTTTGCACAGTTTATGTGGGTGGTAAAAAATTATTAATATTGTTGTAACCACTCAATAAAGCTGTTGTACACCTCGTCGCAGTTTATAATAAAATTATGGTTGGTAGGGTTTTGCCGTTCTCTACCTCCTGGACTAGTGTAAGGCTGCTCGGTTACGTAAACATGTGTTTCGTCAACATAACCATTTATTGTTATATAACGGTTGTCATCTAACTTTATGTAAACACTGTTAAAACCTTTTTTAATGCTATTTGGTATATGTTCCTCAAGCTTAATAGGTTGTATATTGTGGTAGTCCACCCAACGGTGTAATACCCACTGTTTTATTTCGTCAAAGTACATAATGTTTCTCCTGTTAAGTTATTTATGTTGTACTAATAATAGCAGCCCCAAGCATCAATGAGTTTCCTTTTACCTCTTTTTTTGTGCTAAAAGTCATAGGTTCATTGCCCTTTGAAAATTTTCGATATATAGAAAAATTATGACACTTGATATTGTGCCTGAGGATAGCTTACGTAAATACGCTTTGCTGATGAGCCGAGCAAAGGATTTAACGGATAGTGAAAAAGCTAAAAATAATTTTATGGATTTTACAAAAACGGTTTGGGAGGAGTTTATAAACGGACGCCACCATAGAATTATGGCTGAGAAGTTTAACCGTATAGCTACTGGTGATTTAAAAAGGTTGATTGTTAATATGCCACCCAGACATACGAAGAGTGAGTTTGGTTCATATTTATTGCCAGCGTGGTTGATGGGTAGGAACCCTAGATTAAAAATTATGCAGACAACGCATACGGCAGAATTAGCTTTTAGATTTGGTCGTAAGGTTAGGAACCTTATGAATAGTAAGGAATATGCAAAAATTTTTGAAGGTGTTGAATTAAGAGCCGATAGTCAAGCAGCAGGACGATGGGAGACATCAAAGGGTGGTGAATATTTTGCAGCTGGAGTTGGAGGTGCAGTAACGGGACGTGGTGCGGATTTATTAATTATTGATGACCCCCACAGTGAACAAGATGCTTTATCGCCGACGGCAATGGAGAATGCGTATGAATGGTATACAAGTGGACCGCGACAGCGTTTACAACCAGGAGGGAGTATCGTAATAATAATGACACGCTGGGCTGAGAATGATCTAACAGGTAAATTGATTCGGCAGCAAGCGAGAGATATATTAGCCGATAAGTGGGAAGTAGTAGAGTTTCCTGCTTTAATGCCAGAAACTGATGAGCCGTTGTGGAAGGAGTTTTGGAAAAAAGAAGATTTATTAGCAGTAAAAGGTAGTTTGAGTATAGGTAAGTGGGAAGCCCAATGGCAACAAAACCCGACAAGTGAGCAATCGGCGATATTAAAAAGAGAGTGGTGGAAAACATGGGAAGGCGATGAGATACCACCATTGGAATATGTGATGCAGTCATATGATACTGCGTACAGTAAAAAGAGTAATGCTGATTTTAGTGCGATAACAACGTGGGGTGTTTTTTACCCAGAGGAAGGTGGACCACCAAATATTATTCTAGTTGATGCGAAGCGAGGGAGATGGGATTTTCCTGATTTGCGACGTAAGGCATTAGAGGAATTTAAGTATTGGGATCCGGAATGTATATTAATTGAGGCAAAAGCATCAGGTATGCCACTGACGCAAGAACTAAGAAATATGGGGATACCAGTCACTAATTATAGCCCAAGTAGAGGTAATGATAAATTTACTCGCGTAAATTCTATTGCACCTTTATTAGAAAGTGGGTTAGTATGGTGTCCAGATACGAGATGGGGAGAAGAAGTGATTGAGGAATGTGCTGCTTTCCCAGCTGGAGAACACGATGATTACGTTGATACTGTTACACAAGCTTTGCGTCGTTTTAGAGAAGGTGGGTTTATCCAGCACCCAGAAGATTATGAACCCGATGATTTACCACCGACACAAAGGATATATTATTAATGGCTAAACCTACAAATGTCGATCGTTCATTATTTCAAGCCCCAGATGAATTACCTGATTTATTTGAAGAACAAGCTGAAACACCACAACAAGAAGTTAGTATTGAGATAGAAGCTGATGATGAAGGTGGTACAGAGGTAATTATTGGTGATGAACCTACTACGGCAGAGGAACCAGCAGATTTTTTTGATAATTTAGTTGACTCACTATCTGATGAAACATTAGATGAAATTAGTAGTATGATAACGGAATCTGTAGAGGAAGATAAAGCGAGTCGCGAAGAATATTTAGATACGTATACATCAGGGTTAGATTTACTAGGGTTAAAGTATGAAACACGTACTGAACCTTTTGATGGGGCTACAGGTGTAATACATCCAATATTAAATGAGGCTGTAACACAGTTTCAGGCTGGTGCTTATAAGGAAATGTTACCAAGTTCAGGACCAGTGCGAGCGAATATTGTGGGAGAAACAAGCCGTGAGGTAGAACAACAGGCAAAACGAGTCCAAAATTATATGAATTACCAAATAATGTATGAGATGGAGGAGTATGAGCCTGAGTTTGACCAGATGTTGTATTACTTAGGATTAGCAGGTAGTGCATTTAAAAAAGTTTATAGGGATGATATTTTAAATCGCCCAGTAAGTAAGTTTGTACCAGCTGAAGAAATTATCGTGCCATACACAGCTGTTGATTTACGCACAGCTGAAAGAGTCACACATGTGATAAAAATGTCAGAAAATGAACTGAGAAAGGCACAAGTTGGTGGATTATACAAAAATATAGAGATATCTGGTGAATATAAAGCCAGTACGGATAATGTTAAGGAAGCCTATGAGAAATTAGAGGGTGTAAAAGAGACAGGTGGTCACGAAGAAGTAACTTTATATGAGTGCCACTGCTATTTAGACCTTGAAGAATACCCAGATTTAGATGCTGAAGGTGAAAATACAGGTATAAAACTGCCTTATGTAGTCACAATGGCTGTAAATAATGGCGAAATATTGGCTGTGCGACGAAATTTTCGTCAAGAAGACCCAAATAAGGCAAAAATACCACATTTTGTCCAATATAAATTCACTCCAGGACTCGGTTTTTATGGTTTTGGCTTAATTCACTTGCTTTCTAACCTTTCACGGACTGCTACTGCTAATTTACGACAATTAATTGATGCAGGAACATTATCTAATATGCCAGCAGGGTTTAAGGCTCGTGGTTTACGCATTGCTGACGACCAAAACCCTCTGGCACCAGGAGAATTTAGAGATGTAGATGTTCCAGGAGGTGATTTACGTACAAGTTTAATGCCTTTACCGTATAAAGAACCGTCTGGAACACTATTTCAATTGATGGGTTTTGTTGTTACGGCTGCTCAAAAATTTATTGGTACAACAGATATGGCAGTTGGTGATGGTAAACAAGAGATGCCTGTAGGCACAACAATCGCTTTATTAGAACGTGGTGCAAGAATCGTAAGTGCAGTGCATAAACGGTTACATGCGAGTATGAAACATGAATTAAGGTTATTAGCACGATTATTTGCTGAAGACCCAACACCATATCCTTACCCTGTGGGTGTTGATCAACAGATAAAAATGCAAGATTTTGACCAACGAGTAGATATTTTACCAGTAAGTGACCCAAATATTTTTAGTATGTCGCAAAGAGTTATATTAGCTCAAGAACAATTAAAGTTAGCTACAGCAGCTCCTGATTTACATAATCTGTATGAAGCATATCGCCGAACATATGAAGCATTAGGTGTAAATAATATTGATGAAATTTTAAAACCTGAACCTACACCTACGCAAATGGATCCAGCTGCCGAGAACCAAATGGCAAGTCAAGCTGCTGCTGGACAAGGGCGATTACAAGCTTTTCCAGAACAAGACCATGATGCTCATATTGCAACGCACGTAGCGTACATGAATAGTAGAGTTTCACAAATGCAACCTCCCTTAATGATGACTCTAGAAAAACATGTGTATGAGCATCTTGGTTTAAAAGCACAAGTTATGATAATGAGTGATCCTAATATGCAGAATATGCCACCTGAACAAATGCAGAGTTTGATTGCACAAAAGCAAGCTGAGATTATAGCAGAGTATCAAGCACAAAACCCACCACAACCACAAACAGATCCTTTGGTTGAAATTAAACAACAAGAGGTAGCTTTACGAGAGCGTGAGTTACAGTTAGATGACCAGAATGATAAAGATAAATTACAGTTAGAAGCTATGAAAACACAACAAACAGGTGATTTAGCTCGGGAACGTATAGCTTCAACTGAGGGTATAGCGAATATGAGAGCAGCAATAGCTCGCGAAAGACAAGCTAATAAAGGAGGCTAATATGGCGAGAAAAACTTTACAAGAAGCAACTGAGGAATACTTTGATGGACCAGCTCAAGATACAATGAGCCTTGATGAGTTTTTACAAAAAAAGTATGGATTAAAAAGAGACCCTATTGTACGTATACCAGATGATGATGATATAAAACCTGATATTGTAAAACGATCAATGGGTAGTCCACGTACTGGTGAAAAAGCACCTTTAATGAATGCTACTGAAGATAGAGCTGGTACTATGCAGATATCACGTGGAGCAGGAGCAGCATTACGAGGTATAAAATTTAAGGGCATATCTTGACACAGAAAAAGCTACAAAAGGGTAGTGCTTTGGCAGAAAAGCTTGATGCTAATGGTGATGGTATAGTTACTGATGCAGAACTGATGATGAAAGAACGCTTAGTGCGTTTAGAAAACCAAGATAAAAAAGAAGACCAGCAACGGTATATGGTATGGTTTAGTGCATTGTCAGTTACAGCTTTTATTGTAGTTTTGATGTTACCAGTAGTACCCTTAGAAAGAGTAGATCATTTATCTAGTATTGCTAGCACATGGGTAATTTCCAATATGGGTATCATTGGAGCTTTTATTGCTAGTAATGCCTTCAAAAAAAAGGAAGATAAAAATGAGTAGAAGCACCCAAATAACAGGTAAGTCAGCACCTAAAAAGAAAAAACAAAAAGCAGCCAAGCAATATGCAACATTAGAGATGAATATATTTGGTGTGCCTAGGATAATTGCTGAGTATGTTGATCCAGGAAAACCTTATAAATACCCACCGTCAAGTAGAGATGATGAGT